GCTTCCTGTAATAAACTGTAAGCATACATCCCATCATCTTTGTATCGGTTTGCGAAGTCAAAGATGGAGTAGTTAGTCTGGTGAAAACCAGCGAGTGTGATGAACTGGAACTTGAATCCCATCTTACCCAACTCACGTTGGAAGTCTTTCAGTTCTTGATCGCCTGGGATTGACTTGCGCCAGTTGAATGATGGTGAGCAGTTATATGCTAGCATCGCGTCCGGAACTGCACCTTTGACTGCATCGGCGAAACGCTTTGCGTCCTTCAGGTCTGGTGTAGATGTCTCACACCAAACGAGGTCTGCGTATTCTGCGTATGCTTGTCCACGTTCGCACCCGAACTCTAGTCCCTTACCTTCTTGTAACTGATAGAATCCTTCCTGTGTACGACACTCAATAGAACCTGCGGTGCCTTGATTCACACGTTTAATAAATTTCTTATCAAGTCCGCAGTGGTTGCTAGAGATTAGTTTAGCAGACTCAGCATCGGTACGAGCAATAACGACTGTATCAGTGCCAGCAACGTCACTAGCAAGGCGAGCGGCATTAAGGTTGCGTATAGCTTGACTATGGTCTTCAAAGTGAACAGCGGCAGCACCTGCTTCGATAAGATTTCTTGCAAGTTCATAAGCATTTAGAACTCCTCCGAACCCTGCTTCAGCATCGGCAATAATAGGGGCAAATTCAAACCCGTTTCCAGTTTCCAGATATTCGATCTGATCTTGTCGTCTAAATGCATTATTGATAGACCGGACAACATTAGGGACACTATCAACAGCATAGAGAGACTGATCTGGATATACCTCGTTGTGGGAGTTGGCGGATGCGGCGACTTGCCACCCTGAGAGATAGATTGCTTTGAGTCCTGCTTTGACGTGCTGTACTGCTTGTTGTCCATTGTACGCTCCAAACGTGTTAATGTATTCGTGTTGGTCGAACAACTCCCTCAACTTCTTTGCGCCCATGCGCGCGAGAGTGTGATCGATCTGTATTGTACCCTGTAGACGTCTAACGTCTTCGGGAGTGTAGTTTCGCTTTTTCATTTCAACCTCAAGTTAATCATTTTACAAATACAAATTATATAGTAATTTTGCAAAGAACTCAAGGGGGAGTTTCCGTTATCTTATAAATAAGTGTTATCAATGCTATACGAAAGGTAAACGAAATGCGCTACATATTGACATTGTTATTTTTTATTTCATCAGTGACTTGGGGACAGGAAGAAACCGAATCTGAACCAGCACCTTTACCAGAAGATGTGATTGTTACTCAGTCGACAACTGACTCTACAGTGACATCAAATTCTAACACGACGACGACTTTAAAGTCTCCACCACCTTCTGCGATCGCTCCAACGATAAATACATCTAACTCTGACCTTTGTACGTTCGGAGTTGCTGGTGCAGTACAAACGCAGATCCTCGGTATCTCGACCGGAACTCAGATTACAGACGATAATTGCGAACGATTGAAGAACGCAAAAACTCTGTATGATATGGGAATGAAGGTTGCTGCGGTGAGCGTAATGTGTCAGGATAAACGTGTGTTCGATGCGATGATGCATGCAGGAACTCCTTGCCCCTACGACGGTATGATCGGAGCGGAAGCGAAACAAGGTTGGGAGTTAGCAGCAATCACTGCAGAGGAAGAAGAACCGGAAGGCATATTGCCATCGATAGGAGAAAATTTGGATGACGGTACTAAGACAGCTATTGGTGCTAGCGGGGTTGGCGCTCTGCTCCTCTTACTCTTACTCTGAGCAAGTTTTCGGCGTAACGAATAACGCGACAGACTTTGGTTACAACTGGGTGATGTCGCAGATCTTGCCTCAACAGGCAGGATTACAGGTGAACAATGTGTTCTATCGTTATACGACGATCAAGAACGCAGAAGACGAAATGATCGTTTCGGTACAGAACGAAAACGCGCAGGGTGATGGGTATATTTTTCGAGAGGTAGATGATTGGACTGGGTTGCCAGGAAATACTATCACGAAAAGTATTCCAATGCCCTTGGTCGACATCAATTACTGGGGCGACGGGTCAATAGATGTGCAGGGTAAAGGGGAAGTAACAGATCCGTTAGTTGTTTATTCTTACCAGTATGACCCTTGTTTTGACCCACAGTCTAGTCCGGACTGTCCTGGATATCGCTCGCCTTACATCCCAGAGGTTGAGGTTCCAGAAATTATTGATCCATTACAAGAGGATTATATACAAGAAGAATTAGACCGAAAGGCACAGATGAAGGCGGCGCAAGAAGAGGAAGAAGAAAGAAGGCAGCGACGTCGCATCATTGTAGTCGTTGAGGAAGAAGACGAAAGACTTGAAACATTGTTGGGCATTGAACGCGAGAATGAATATTCAATCGAGCAAACAGTGCTTCATAATAATTTAGTGGCGTTGCGCGGATTGCCAACGTCATATACCTATTCTATAGACGGCGGTGCTTACGAAGACACGGTAGTGTTGAAGGACAGCGAACTTCCGGACAATAGAAGCGCATTGAGAGTGAACTTGACCCAAGATATCAAACATCAAGCATTAGTTAATTTACAGTATGCCAGATAACTAAAATTAGGAGAACATACCATGTTCAATAAAACAATTACAGTATTGTTTGCTATGATGTTTAGTGCGAGTGCATATTCCAATACCTCAGTTCCTGTAACGGGATCTGTAGATTCGAAGTGTGTAGTTACTCAGGACGTCGCTGGCGTTTTCGGTAACCCATCTCCAGGAGTTTTAAGTACCGATCCAACTTCCGGCGGTGTAGATCCGGTTATTCGTTTCGATGTTCTGCAAGCGGAAACATACCAAGCGAGGATTGCTCACCCTGAATCATTCACAGAGTCACCAGGATTGACCGACGTTGTATACTGGGTTGGTTCTACATCAGTTGATCAAGTTACAGATGCAAATATGTCAGCATATGATGGCGCGAAAGTAGAATACAACAATGTCACTGAGTTTAATCTGACAATCGCTGGTTCTACTTGGTTCAAGGTTGAGTCACAAGCAACTTATGGTGTCGGTCGTGCGTTTCCTGGCGGAAACTATCAAGCGGCGGTTACTGCTGAATGTATCGCTCTATAATATTGAAGTCATTGATAGTATTATTAAGCGGTGTCCTGAGTGTGTCAGCAATCGCGCATGAATGGACACCGACTTATCCTAAACTTTCAATGTCACATATGCAAAATGTTTGGACAACAAGAATGAAGTTGTTCAATAGTAGGAAAGATATCGATTATTATGCTGTCAGTGTATTTGACCAAGAATGGAATGCTGTACCATTTGCGGTTCTGATGAACCCGATGAGCGTTAAATATTTGGAAACTAAATATATTGATATCTACATAAGAGATAAAGATAAAGGTCGTGCCGTGTACGTATGTTCTAAGAGCAAACTGTATGCTGTCGACACAACTAAACCAATGTTATTTTCGAGGATATGCTCGAAGATAAAGTGAGAAAGTATGAGATTTTTGTTTGTTATCTTACTGACCTTTTGGTGTGTAGGAGTCGCTGCGCAATCTAGTTCGGTGAACGTTGCGATACCCTCTTCACCACAAAGTTATGCGTCTGATCGTGTAAGGTCAGGCACACTCGAATGTTCTCAGGCGATTGGTTCCGCAACGAATGTCGAGTTTGGTGTGGTTGGAGTGTTGAACGAGAACGACCCATATAGCAACTTAAATCAAACTAATACGGGTGTGTATCCAGATGGGTATGACCCAAACGGTTTTATACGAGACGTTGGTGTCTATGCGAAGATTACTATACCAATCGGCAAACCAAAGGAAAGGTTAGACTGCAGTAAGTTGTACAAATTAGAACTTCGCGCTCGAGAGTTAGAGATTCGAAAACTAGAAGCAGAAGTGGCGAACCTTAGAAACCTGAGGTTTACTGACGACGGGGGAAACTAAAATGGCAGAGTTTGAATTTGCCGGAATGACATTTCGTGGCGGTAAAGCAGCAGTTGTTTTGACAGCATTGTCGACGCTGGGTGCTGGCGCATGGGGCGTCTTTGAGTTTTATTCTGACTACATGGAAATGAAAGAGATCGTCGAAGAGATTGACGTTGAGATGATCGAAGCGCGCAACAGGGAAATCGAAATCAAACTCGAAGAAGCAATTGCCTACACGCGTGACATTAAAGAAACTCTCCGCGACGACATAGACCGCATTGAGTTAGTGACCGACCGTACAAGTACCCGCGTCAAAACTGTACAAGACGACATCGATGATCAACTCAGAGAAGTGTCAGATCTATCCCGTGAGACCGAGAAAGATGTACGCGATACGCTTAGGGAATTAGAGAAACGTCTTGATGCAAAGATGGACAAACTTGACGCAGACCTCAGAGACCTCCTACAGAAATCCCTAGACAACCCTCTAGCAGATTAATCCTTATTTTACAAAGGTAACATTGTTTACCTTTTTACGGTGAAAAGGTAAACATAGTTAATAATGCTTACCTTTTTACGGTGAAAAGGTAAACATAGTTACCTTTTCACGATCATCAAGTGCATATTGTACCCTATAATCGCTTATGATCATCTCCCTCAATCCTCATATGGCGGGTCAGTTTTTTCTACTGAATATCCGCTAACCCAAAACTCTGGGTCTTCTTCTTCATACCCATTATCATACAGGTAATTGACACCTTCTTCCCAATACTCCTCAATCGCTTCTTGGAACTGATCTTGATCCTCTATCAGTTCTTTTGTCTCGGCATCATAGAAAAGAAACTCTTCTGCTCCACTTTCGAGCGAGGCAACCGCAACTTCGTCAAACAAAGACTCTAATTCTAGAGTGTTAGAGATAGAAGGTATTTCTTTTTCGTCAAAATTACGGACGTAAAAACTTCCCCACTTCCAGTTTATGTTAATCTTTAATAGAATACCTTTATCTTCGTTTCTGAAGTTCATGATTTCTATTATGCCCCATTTATTAGTGGGGGTCAAGTAGTACCAAGACATACATTTTCTCGCTGGTTTATGATAGTGGCTCCGCGACCTGGGTTCGAACCAGGGACCCAGTGATTAACAGTCACTTGCTCTACCTACTGAGCTATCGCGGAATAAACATGGTGGAGCGAGAGGGAATCAAACCCCCGACCTCTGCAGTGCAAATGCAGCGCTCTCTCTACTGAGCTACCGCCCCATGTATCATTTCTTTAACTTCTTCTTTCCATTTACTGTGGAGCATTTGATGATGATTCGGACACAACGGGATTAAGTTATCCGGTTCATTGTTATTGTGGTTTTCATCTAAATGATGAACTTCAACAACTTTATCAAACCCACAGATCGCGCATTCCTTTTTCCATGTCTGGAATGCTATTGTTCTGTAATTGGTGGCGTTTTCATTCCACCAATCTTGCCTACTGTTAGCGCAAGACCTAGAGCAAAACCTCGACTCTTTGAATGCTTTAGTTTTTTCCCTTCCTTTATAAGTGTATGCAGTGCCACACTTAACGCATTCTTTTTGGTGATTTTTAATTTCGCCAAACCTTCGGTCATTGGATCTTGCTATTTTTTCTTTGTACTCAGGGGTGTCATATTTTCCATTATTCATTGAGAGTTCTCCTTATCACATTTATATTTATAAAAATGCGAATTTCAAACGCTCCACGCTCATACCGCCCCATGTTCTTTTATATAGTCTTTAATAAAGCGACGAACCTCTCTGCTCGCTGAAGTGTCTTCTTCTTTACATATCTTGATAAACGCTTTCTTTTCTTCTTTGTTTATCTTGACCAAAAGGTTATCATCTTTTTTCATAATATTACGCTTTTATTACTGTATTCGTATATATAATACTAATACTAAATTAATACGAGGAAAATAGCGATGAAAACTATTATATTTGCAACACTACTAACACTCTTGTCAACCGCTGCCTATGCCGAAGTAAAGGTTACGAAAGACGATAGTATATATCTCACATCTTCGAAGGTCGTTGTCAAATCACCATCAGGCAAATCAGTATCCATTATGCATGATTGCGATTTAAAAGTCAACCCCTATTCCAAACCAATCGTTAAAAATAACGGAAGGGGGGTGAATAGAAATTCTGTTCTTACCATTATTGTTGACGGCGATGTTAACATCTGTCGAGTTAAAGACATCGCTACCGTTTAATGGTGCCGCCACCACGAATCGAACGCGGGACCTGATGCTTACAAGGCAACTGCTCTACCAACTGAGCTATAGCGGCATTTATTTTTTCTTGCCCCTCTCGAATCTAGCAATAACTTCTTGCAGGGGTTTTACCCAGTTGTCGCGATGCTCAACAAACACCTGACACTCACCACCGTCAACTGAGATAATTGTGACCAGTTGAGTAATAGGTATCTGAGTTCGCTCTTCCCACGCTATAGCATAGAATGCTTCTTGCATGAAATAACTTTCAACCTGTTCTAAAGACTTTAGTCGCTTGCTAGTCTTAAAGTCAATAATGGCAGGTTTACCGTCAAACTCAGCAACGCAGTCAACGCGACCAGCAACACCAAGGTAATCAGAATACAGTGGAACCTCTTGGGCATAGATCTTGCCGATACGCGCATCCAGAACCTCTTTAACTGTCAGGAAGTTATCGATGATGTTCGGCAAATACCCCTCACGATAGTCCTCATCGTTGTTCAGGTACTTTTCGATGATAGCGTGTACCGCTGTACCACGTGTTGAGGCACGGTGAGAGATCTTATTTGCTTCCTCAGCGCCGACTCTACGACGCCACGCCATAATAGCGTCACGCGAAAGAATACTCAATACCGTGGTGATTGATGGGTACTTAACACCTTCGGGCGTTGAATACTTTCTACCTGACTCTTTCGTTTCGCAATCTAGGTCATCATAACCCAGATCAATTCCTACATGTTCAAACATTTTCTGTCTCACTGAAATCACTTTCGTCTTTACGTTGTTGCGCTTTAGTTAGAATATCATTGTACACTTTTACTTCGATATTGTCAAGCTTTTTAATTTTCAGGTTGTCATGATTGTGATGTAAGACAAACTTAGTGTTCGGGAACTCTTTGAACAAACTAGTCCAGACAGGTCTCCAGTTATTGAGCAGACGATAGTTGTTGTTGTTGCTACGGTCGCTGTTAAGTACAAGGTCAGTAGTGCTGCGCATATTGAAGTCAAGTAGCGTGTCGAACCCATACATATGCACTTCGTCTGCTTTCTGCTTGTTCGCGGCATAGTGCACTGCCATGTGACCACAGTTAAAGTTCGTTGCATTCTTGGCGTACTTAGGAACGTGAGTATAGAACTCTCGGATGTTCGGGGCGTACTTCATATAGAAGAGCGCACGCTTCTTATCGTTCATCCAGATCTTAGGGCGAGTGCCTAGAATCCACTGATAACTGTCGAGGTTGACCGAACCCTCAGTCAACGCCATCATCATTTTAAAATCAACCATACATGTAGCGTAAACTTCACTTGGCGATATCTCGAACGGAGGCATGTTACATAGGATCTTCATGCCCTTGCGCTCTTCCTTGTTGTAGTAAGTCGCCTTGTCGCCATTACCAATTACGTGTACAACTTTAGTCATTGTATATCAACTTCCTAATTTTATTGTTGCCTTTCATTCCAGTCCAGTGCATAATTAACTTATGCTTCGAATCTTGACCATCAAGTATCTGCAGTCGCAACCAGTTGTACTTATTTGGCAAGTCTTTTATATATCTCATTCTTGTAAGAGGATCTGTGCGAACCATTTCATGTAGAACTTCTTGATCACCAACCTGCGTACTCTTCAATGTGTTCGCGAACCATTGCTTGAGTATTAATGGTTTGCCTTTGATACCGACCGTTCCTGAATTATGCCACGTCTCACCGCGACGCTTCGACCATGGTTTATCTTCGACCATAGCGAGTTTATCTTCTTCGAGATAATCAAAGATGCCGGAGATATCTCCAAGTACGTGCATGTCAGTATCCAACCAAACGGTCTCTTTCGCCGGAGAATGTAGCAACGCTGCGGGTTTATAAAACCAACCGCTCTTATTTTGCAAGGGAACTTTATATACTTCGGCAACGATACTCTGACGAGCAATCCAGAAACGCATCTCTTGAGTGACACCAAAGTCACAGAATAGAATCGGCGTGTCATTATGCTTTGCGTAATTTTTTAGGAACCACTGTAGTTGCCATTCAGTGTTAGAATCGCAACCTGTGATGAACGCTCTATCATAAGAGTTCATAGGATTCTCCATAATTATGTTTCGCGCGACAACCGTTTTTCTTTTGTATCGTAGAGAAAGTATCGCGTGCTTCTACTGGCCAGGGATAGTATTCCTGTAACCAAGAGAAGTTACTCTTACATAGATATACATCGGTGGGGGCAGCGTTCTCTCTAGCGTGTTGTATGAGGGTCTTCGCCGCCTTTGGTTTGAGGCGATACGCATGCGCGCCAGGAAAGTAAACCTTACTGACAAGAGGAGAGACGCCCAGAACCTTCGGTGTGTTGAACTTACCGTAACTCGGTGCGCCTAGTGAGATACAACCCTCATACGAAATAAACTTAGGGAGGTTTCCCACACATACAGCGTCGTGCTCAAAGATTTGATACTCAACGTTTTCCTCAGCACATTGTTTCCATAATGCATAATGCGATAGGAATGCCGAGACGCAACGTTCAAAGCGAGAATACTTTTGCGCATCGACATCAAAGAACGATAGGTCTAGACCCTCGCTACCTGCGATCATAATAGGATCATCGTCTGGTGTAATCGCAGTAAATTTTTGAACGTCAAACTCAGGCATGGAGCGAATACATCGCTCGGCGAGTTTAACTGACTCGGGCATGGACTCAATAGTGATAACAAAAGATTTCATAATGATGTAGTAGAAACAAGTCCTTGTATTTTTGTGTAGTATGGGTTCGTGACACCTAGTTTACCGCCGAGCAACTGGCGGCACATAATCGCATCGTTTGGCCACGCGCCAAATTCATTCACCAGTTCTAGCATCTTCTTTGCGCCTTCAGGTTTTATATAGTATGCAGAATTACCTGCTAATCCTTGGGGTACATGATCCATATCAACCTTTGGGCAAGATACAACGCCCTCAGGTCGTTGTTTAACTTGCTGATCGAAAAGGTTCGCACGTCGCGTAGCACCCTTTGGATTATTCAATCCTATTATATTGTAACTACTTTTATCGAGCATGTCAACGTCAACCTTGGCGGTGAATAGTGCGTCATGCTCCAGCACGATCATCGATTCTCCAGACTCAGCACACAGTTTCCACTGCTCATAATGCGACAGAAAACAACCAATTCGCTTGTTGAGTCTCGCAGTCATATATGCTGTTTTCTTCAATCCGCTCTTCATGTCATACTCTTCACCGGCAGATGGATAGTTCCAAGTAAGGCGATACTCTTTCATTTTATCATCAACCATTTCTGGTGTGATCGCATCGTAGACCTCAACGGTAAAATCGTTCCCGACTTCCTCAGATGAGGCGAGCGCCTTCTCTACTGCTGCAACCGAGAACTTATTATCTCGGAGTGTAATAATTTTTGCCTTCATACCTTTTCGTACCCAAACCTCTCGAAATCTTCGTGGTAGTAATCGTTGATCCAATCTAGTGTTGCTCGTTTAATATGCCCGACCTCAGTCGCACATATAATTTCTCTGTCAATCACACGCTTGTAAACTGCTCCCTCAGGAAGTTTATGAAAGTGCGGTATAGATTTTCCGGTTACATCAATTCTATCTGATACAAGAGAAGGTATGCGGTTGATGTCCTCAATTCGCACGATCTCATCAACAGCGACTTCGCCATTGTATTTTATGTAATCAGACTGTTTCATAAAATGCCGATATTTCTCTGAACTTATTTTGTTTTCGCTGACCATACGATCCAACCAGAACCAGTCGGGGGCAACGTTTCGGTAGTTACATGAACTGATAATCTTCTCGTATGGATTTCTTACTGTAACTAATTTTTTGGTAGAAAGCAACTCCTGTTCAGTAATATATCCATACTGTACATACTCGTCCAATGTCATGTGTGTCAGGATAAGTGGTCCTGGCATTTTCCAATGATTGTTCTTTGCGAATAGGTATCGTTCGTTCGGAGAGTCTGACTGATAGAGTTGTTCTATTGTCTTGCTTTGTTTGATTTCATTGTATCCGTTCGTGTTAGCATACTGATCAAGGATGCCCAAGCAGTCATAGAAGAACCGCGTTACGCTTTGCCCTCCAGTCCTCGGTATGTGAAGATACAATAGTTTGTGATCACGAAGATACATTAGTCTGCCTTCCAAGATGATGATGATTTGAGTTCTTTTTTTGCGCAGTACTTTACTGGCGAAGGTTTCAAATATTTTAGATTCACCAAATCTGTAGTGATTAATGAATCGTTTTGATACCACCCTTTAGTTTCGCAGTCTTCAATTAAAACCTTGGCGGTTTCTGGAGTGATCACATACGCAGTAGATCCTGGCATACATTTTTTTCCGGTTCTGAGGTTCTTCTGACTTAACTCCTCAACTTTGTGGATACCTGCAGGTTTCTTTGATATAAGCATAGAATCAACATCAACTTTTCTGCCGTGCGCTTGGCATTTAATGTTTGTTTCTATAGAAAGGTGGAATACTCCTTCTTGATTAATCTCCGGTAGATCAGATAAGCACTCAGTATCGTTTTCTATGATGGCGATAGGAACGTTGTTCTTACTAGAATACTTCCAAAGATGAAAATGCGAATAGAAACAAGACTTCTTCGAAGCGGATTTATTTGCCGCCCTTATATCTTTCAGTTTGTACATTTCCTGATATTCGTTGAGGTTCGATGGATTACAACCATCGAACAATTCCACATCCCAACCTTTGTATTTCTCAAAGGAATCCCTAGATTCGAGTGCGTTGGTGTAAGATTGGTTGATTGGTTTATTATAGATGATAAACGTTTTCATATTACGGTAGTCTGGTGCCATCTCCGTGCGACGTTTTAAGGTTTACATCGTTAAATTTAACAACGCTGGGAAAAATGTATTGAATATTAACGAGTTCGCTGTTGATCATATAATCTGATTGATCGAGTCCATGCTTCTTAACTCCATCAAGCATTTTTTGCGCGCCTTGTGGAGTGATCGCGTATGCCGCAGTTCCTGGTATTAGATGCGCACCATGCCATTCATTTTTGTAGGTGTATCTTATCGGATAACTTGGTTCAAATTTATATATTCCTGGTTCTTTGTTTTTCGGAGTATGCCTCCAGAACCTTGCGAGCGGACTCGGGTCATCAAAAACGTATTGCATATTTAAAACCAATACGTCTTCGAATTCTACATCTTCTGGCCAGTCCCCAATGCAAATAGAATCATGCTCTAAGAATACCATAGGTTTACCAGACTTAACAGTCTCTTGCCAAAACCTTAAATGATTAGTTGCACAACTTTTCTTGGTCAACAGCATTTTATGCCATCTCTCTTTCTCTTCTGGGTATCGATCAAGGCGCTCAGCATGACCCGCCATTCGTCCATTTTCAATCCATTTTAATCTGAGCGGTTCTCGGTATGTTTTAGGAGTGATTCCTGCGCGTAATCGAACATCCCACCCACTGAAATTGGAGAAAGTAAGCATAGATTCTTCCGCTTGCGCGATAGACTCTTTATGTCCAGGAACATATATAATTTTACCGTTGATCAATTTATTAACTCCATTAATCCTTCAACGTTTTCACCTGCCTCAGGCAATTTGTCTTTAAGGAAAAAGTGTACGAAATGACATTCATCCAATTTAGTGTTAGCGGTGTATAGTCCATTCCATTTCCAACTCATATGCTTCGTCTTAACTTTATGTTTCTTCAAAAAGAAATTAAGAAGCGTTTGATCCGTGCTCCATTTCCAAGCGCCTATGCCGTCTACAAAATGAGCAAACTCAGAACGTTGTATAAATTGTTTTGGTGTCTGACCTTTTAAGGATGGTGTGAACTTTTCACAATTTAACAAAATCATTCCCATATTGAAAAACTCGAAACCCAGATTGTTAGGTTTAAAATCAACTCCAATTCCTGGATTGTGCAAAGCTTTATACTGCATAGCAGAATAATTAATTATCTTACTTTTATAATCTTCGGTGATGGGCATTTCGCGTTCGCATACTGCACCAAAGGCATGATCGTTACCAAATTCTTCGAAGATGTTTGGCGCTCCTGGACGAATAAAGATATCAGCATCTATGATAGCAATGCGATCATATTCTCCCAGATACGCGAATGCCTGTTCCTTTTCGTAAATAGGAAGATAACCGCCATGTTTTTCGTACGACTCTTTACTTCGATTGGTCACGAATACATTCGGTTTAATACAAAGTACAGGATTTCTTTGGACAAAATGATCGAATCCTTGTTCTTCGCAATAATCTGCTACACTTTGAATGCAATGCTTATATAGTTTAGAGTTCGCTGCTTTTCCAATGCAGACTTGATATATGAGCGTTTTCATTTGTCGTCACCCAACCCTTGTAACGTTTCTTTCAGAGATTCAAGTTGGTTCTTTACAACCCAGATGTTATACTGAGTGACCATCAATAATACTGATACGAAACATAATAAAAAATTTTCAAACATATTAACCTCAATTGTATTTCGTTTGCATGCGCTCTTCGAAATTTACTTCGTTTTGTTGATCTTGCCGTACCTTTCTTTTGTAAGGAGATCGGTCAAGATATTGGTTTTTGTGACGGTCTTTCTTTTTGTTTCTAGGATCGAAACGGTTGTACTTTGCCATGGTTTAAACGTTCTCCAGTGTAGAAACCCAAAATCCTGATCCTGATACAAACGGATCAAATTTAAAATTGCGACCCGTTCTGTCGATCCATTCTTCGATTGCTTTCTGACAACCAGGATGAGCAGGGTGATAATCGTCGCCGCATACATAAGGAACATCATCTAAGTAACTCAACTCTGTCGATACAGTTTCATATGAATGATGTCCATCGAGATATACCATATCCCAATTATTGTCTTTCTGCAGTACTTCAATCGACTTGCATGAATAAACTTCTTTCATGATCTCGCGATATCTTGGGTGTTGTTTTACTGCCCAATCGAATGCTGCTCGTTGGTCCCATTCCTTATAAACATCCATTTGATAAACAATAGCAGAATTACTCGAATGTTTCTTTAGGACCCCTGATATATGTTTACTCTTCAACGCTGCAGAGTTCATTAAAAAGGTATCACAAGAATGTAGTTTGCAATCTGCAGGCAAACTATCCATAAGTTCCCAAGTTGAACCGCCGAATCCCACACCAACTTCCAAAACCCGAGATTTTTCCGGAATTTTTTTAGCAAATTCTCCGAGATTATTTAGATGCTTTAAACTATTAAATCCTGCAACATCATAAGAGCAGGTTATCGTTTTTGGAATAACCATCACACATTCTCCATTCGAGTCATTAAACGTTCTGCGCGGTTCGTCACCTGACGGTACCAGCGACTATCTCTGCCTTCCACAGCAGCACGCTTCCAATCTTGGTCCTCGAGTGCTGCGCGAAAGTTTTTAAATTTTGCTAGGCGAGTACGTCCCATATTGAACATCATGTTCACTAAGATCTCTTGAACTTCACTCGGCCACATCATAAATTTATTATTGTACAGTGCAACACATTCTGATTCTGCGATACGAAAATCGCGTTCGAACGCTTCCCATACTCGATCTTCGGAAATCTCAGTTCCATCGGGTTCTCCATACTCGGGGTCGTCCTTTACAATTAGGTGACCGACGCCGAATGTAGGATAACCCAAGTGGTCGCGATAAATTTCGTACTTTACTCCCTCATCGATTTTAAGTTGCTCAAAAACGCTTTCCTTGTTCATTTAAATGCCCTTTAATATATTTTCTATATGGTCTGTTTCTATTTTCTCTGGAACTTGGAACACGGGGTTCCGTAAACTGCTTTGTATTGGTTCGAGTCCTACGCTGCGATAATGGTCGTAGAATTTACTGCCGTCTCCCTTGACCCCACTACATGGAACCCATGCTGCTGGTATATTTAGGGAATGCGCTGCGATAATTCCATGTAACGAAGATGATATTATTTTTTCGTACGATGCGATTGTTTTAGCGACCCTTAAAGGTTCTGGATCGTCTAGATTGATTACATTAGCATAATTCGAATAGTTCTTATAATCGACATAATGCGGTGTGTATCCAATCTCTGCTACTTTATTAACATTGGTGTCAATCATTTTTGAAAGTAGTAAAGCGGGATCTCCATAAAGTTCTGGGCATTCTCCTCCCGCGTTAATGATACATTCTCGAGTAAGTGGACCTCTAACCCACTTGTATTTTGCAGTGAGTTCTATTCGATCGGTTTTAGACATTATCCCGCTACCGTAAACGGTTGAGTTTGGTGTGACCTTTTTTATAATAGATCCAACAAAGAAAGTATCTGCGAGACTTAAAGGCGACTCCTCCCACTTAATACCGTAATGATCGAGAATAAATGGAGTTAGAACATCACCAAAATTGGAGACTCTTTCAGGAGACGCGTCTTTACTATAAAACCAAACCTTCATCAGACATTAATCGTATTCTTAACACGTTTCCCAGTCGACTTTTTAATATTCTTCAGATGATCGCTCCAGTCGCTTCCGGTTCTGCTGATCATACTGCCGACGTGCGTTACGTCCCGTGGCGGGGAGAGGTGTACTTGTTGCCATTCTCCACTAGCAACCATCTCTTCTTTCTTACTTATCGAAACAATAAACTCTTTTGTTTCGCCTGTTTCGGTGTTCTTTAAATCATATGTTGGCATAACAATTTTCCATGTTTAGGAGGGAACAATGCCCCCAATGAAGGGGGCATGTCCAGATAGGATCACCTCCTTACGCGGGAATCTACTTCTAACATAGCGTTCTCGAAAAACAATTGTTTCTTAGAGAGTTGATACGCTTTATTAGAATTACCTCTTTTCTGCAATTTGTGAATATAATGCCCAAGTTCTCGTGAATCTTTTCTCAGTCGTTCCAACTGATTAAATGTAGTCATAAGACCTCCTTATTGTTTTACTTGGATTATAGACTCAATAATATAGTATGGAAGTGCCTCCTTTAGTTTTCTAATCTCACAACGGGGTTAATCAAATCATTCCACAATCAGGTTCGGAAACGCGTCCTGTACGAGTTTCTTCGTGATACCTTTATATGGACTTTTCTTATTGATCATCGACACTACGACCGATGCATCTTGCGGAGAAACAGATTCTAACAGGTCAATGAACATGCGTTCACGTTTAACTGCCGGAAGACTGCTGCTCTCGCGCAATCCCTTGACGAAATACTTGAAGTTCATATGTTGTTTTAACAGCGAAGAGGGTGAAGGAGCATCCTCTGCGTTAGGGGTGTATGGGGGAGTACCATCAGGAAGATTCCACTGAATGGTATTATCGAACGTGCCCTTCAATACATCTAGAAGAGGCATAATTTTATGTTGCCGTAACATTTCAATTCTCTCATCCCTACTCTTAAGCTTTGACGCCTTTTCAAGAATTTCGAATACGTGTAATCTATTGTTTAATGCCATTATGAAACTCCATTATCATTCAATTATATAAAATATTTATACTAATGTAAATGTTTAGAGTGAATCTTACAACCGATAAATTCATTGAAGTATTCGTCACTCAACAGTACATCGTGATCGAACTGCGCCTTTGCTTCATAGTAAGAGCACTGACCTTTAGTAGTACATAGGCGAAGGACTTCACGGTGATATGCGTCACCACCGCGCTCCTCCACCAACGACTTTAGTTGTTCGTTTGACCCATAATACTTGCGCCAGTCTGACTCAGAAATTTTGGTTCGCTTACGTGTCTTGCCTTTGAGTGGTGGGAGTTTGCGGACTGACCAGAAGAACTTCTTACCAATGTACTTCTTGCCTGATTCTTTCTCAGTCACACAATACACGAATCCAACGTAGTCTTTGAGGAAATCCTCATCCGGATCGAATACTTCGTCTTCATAATACCAAGTCATATGTCTTCCCAGTGCTCATCGCTAGGAGAACCGCACATAGGACAATGCGTTGGTGGTTCTTCACAATCCTTTACCACCAACGACATCGCCGTATCACAAACTGGGCACTCAAACTCGTATTCGAATTCCATCAAGCAACCTCTTCCCACCCCCAGTCGCCTTCCATGCCGGCCACTGAGTATTCGGTGACTCGCTTCTCAAAGAAGTTATCGTGCGACGCACCATTCAATACCCAGTCTAACCAAGGTAGAGGGTTGTCTTTTTGGCGAAACTTAGTCTTAAGTCCAAGTTGTAGCAAACGACGGTCAGCAATGTGGCGAATGTATTTGCGTACTTCTTCCTTTGTAAGACCTTGTACATCGTTGCCTTTAAAGGCGAGTTGAATAAATTTGTCTTCAAGTTCAACTGCGTTTTTTGCCATCTCATAAATTTTAGATTTTAGTTCGTCGTTGACGATACGCGGTGACTCTTCACAGAGTGTGCGGAACAACTTAGCATTACCCTGTACGTGAATCGATTCGTCACGAATAGACCACTCGACGATTGTACCCATGCCCTTCATTTTACCGAACCGTTGGAAGTTGAGGAGCATGACGAATGACGCAAATACCGAAAGACCTTCGTTGAATACTGACTGCGCAAGCGCGAGCGCGAGACCCGTCTTGCTATTACAGTCGCCTTCTTTCATGAAGTCAATCTTATCTGCCATCTCTTTGTACTCGAGGAACTTATGGTAGTCCTCATCAGGCAAACCAAGTGTGTCATTTAACAGCGCATAGGCACGCTGGTGTACTGCTTCGCGAGAAGCAAACGAAGAAAGCATATTGCGCACTTCGTTGTTTTTAAAACGTGGGATCAGCAGTTCATGGTAGTTCTCGCCTACCTGAACATCTGACTGTGTGAAAAGACGAAGAACTTGAGTGATGAACTCTTTCTCGTCTTCGGTGAGTTTTGTTTTCCAGTCTTGGACATCTTCGCTGAGTTCTGCTTCATCTTCGATCCAATGGATCTCTTCATGCTTTTTTGCCAGTTCAACTGCCCAAGGATATAGAAACGGTTTGTAGGTTTTCGAATGTTCTAACAGTGACATTAATAATCCCTTATCGGTTATTCTTTTTCGTTTAGCAACGAACCTCGTTCGTCGCATTCTTCTATTGTAACACCATTATAAATTACATAAGAGCAATCTTCGCTACTGAATCCTTCAAGGAGATGATCTCCTTCCATCTCGCTCCAATCTTCCCAGAGAACTGAAATACCTTCTTCTTCTAATATCTCTAATATGCTTTCTTCTAGTTCTGCTGGTACTTCGCCTTGATAATTGTATCCACCATATACTGAGTGCTCCTCGGAACAACCATCCCAAGTTGATAGCGTTTCGAAATCATAGTCTTCAAGTTCAACAGTGTCGTCGTCTTCGTCAGGCAAAAATGGATATGATTCCGGATCTTCATTATAATCTTCTAGGTCTATTCCTCGATAATCTAGATATTCCTGCAACTCTTCGTCGGTCTCAGGAACATTTATTTTAAATTCACCCCACCGCCAGCAAGTCTCAACAGCAATTCTTAGTCCATCATCGCGTCCATAATATTCTACTTCAACTACAGACTTTTTCATCGAAGGTTCAATTCTATAGTATTTCAAAGTTTATCCCTCACATGCCCTACATTCAGAATCATCATCTTGGTTTGATTGAGTATTATTTAGGTATGCGATTAAGTCATCATACCCGCCAATATAACTTCCATTAAGATAAATCTGAGGCACTGTACCAACCCTTCTGCCGGTCACCTCAGATGCCGTTTTACCCACTTCTTCAAGGTCGATGTAGTCAAACGGTATGCCCCGCATGGTCATCTCATCTTTTGCCATCTGACAATATGGGCAGTTCTTCTTGCCGTAAACGATAGAGCGAGCGTCATCCTGTAGAGCAACGCGCTCAACCTTCTCTGAGACGTTTTCAGCACGACTTTTCGCTTCTGTACGTAGATAGTACAGACCCTTTAACCCTTCTTTCCATGCTTTCAAATGCACCTTATTCACATAAGATTTATCGACTCCTGACGGGAAGAATAAATTGACAGACTGCCCTTGACAGATAAACTCCTGCCGGTCAGCAGCATGTTGTACCACCCAAGATTGATCAAGTTCCTGGGCAGTTTTAAAGATCGCCTTCTCCCCTTCCGTTAGGAATGGTAGATGTTGAACCGATCCTTTGTTCGTTATGATCGAAGTCCAGTTCGATTCATTGTTCTCGCCTTTAGAGGTGAGCAGTTCGTCAAGGTATCTGTTCTTAACTAAGAACGACCCTGCTCTTGTGCGATGCGTGTAGGCATTTGCTTTTGAGGGTTCGATTGACGGACTAGTTGACAAGATAACTCCCGAGGAAGCATTAGGGGCAATGGCCAGAAGATGGGAGTTTCTCCTTCCAGTGCCAACACCATCAGCGCATTCACCTCTCTCGTCGGCGAGCAACCTCGTTTCTTTATCTGCTTCAGATCGGATACTTTCAAAGACAACGCGATTGATTTCACATGCGGTGGTAGATTCCCATGCAACTCCATGTTTTTGGAGGAGGGAGTGGAAACCCATAGCGCCCAACCCGACGGAACGTTCGCGCTCTGCGCTAAATCTTGCTCTTGAGATTGAATCAGGTGCGTTGATAATAAAGAACTCAAGTACGTTATCGAGCATCCTAATAAGATCCCGAACAATAGTTGTTTCCTTCCATTCATCGTAATACTCCAAGTTTAACGACGAGAGGCAACACACGGCAGTCCGCTCGGCGTTTGTTGGTAAGTGTATTTCATTGCAGAGATTCGATCCATGGATCTTCAATCCAAGTTGTTTCAAATGATCTGGCAATGCGTTATTTGCTGTATCGATGAAATTCAAATAAGGTTCGCCCGTTCGGAATCGTACTTCAAGAATACGCTCCCAGAGTTTACGAGCATTCACTGTTTCTTTTACTACATTATCTTTTGGATCACGAAGTTCAAAGTCTGTGTTACTCACCACTGCTTGCATAAATTC